CTTTGATAAGGTTATGGAAGCAATGCAACCAGAGTTTGAGGACGAAACTCCAATCAATCCTTTTGACTTCTGGCAAGGTGCAAACTTCAAGTTGAAGATTGTGAAGAAGGATGGATTCTGGAACTATGATAAGTCAGAGTTCGATTCAGTTTCACCACTTCTTAAAGAAGATGATGATGCACTTGAAGCACTATGGAAGAAAGAGTATTCTCTTACTGCGATAACAGCAGCAGATCAGTTTAAATCCTATGAAGATCTTCAGAAACGTCTGAAGTCTGTTCTTGGACAGAAACCTGCTCGTCGTATGGATGAAGAGGTATTTGATGAGGATAATAGTCGCACACAAGTTAGTGCTGATTTCCCATCATCTAAACCTGACTTCGCTAGTCGCAGGGCAGAAGAAACTGTTACTGCAGCAGTAGGTTCATCATCTGATGAAGATGATGCTCTATCTTACTTTCAGAAGTTAGCAGAGTAGTAGAGAGTTAATTATACAGTCTGATATTATCAGCAACTTTAAGGGTTTCAGTCTTATATTGACTGGAACCCTTTATATATGTCATCATTTCATCCATGTCATCATATATTATGTTAAGGTATTTTGGTTTAAGTAAATATATATTTCTCTTATCATCTTCTATTTTTTGTTCATAAACATAGTTGGTTATTGATGTTGTCAATGTTGTAGGAGTCACTTGTTTTTCTGTAACAGAATCATAATATGTCATTGAAAAACTTTTATCTACCTCAAGACCCTCCTTGAGAAGGACAACACCCATTGTATTTTTAATTTCTATTGTTTCATAATGATGTATCTCATTTAGTTTTTCATATGTATCATACTTATCTAATAGAAATCTATCAAAGTCTGTTTGTTTAAGTGGCCACTCTGTTTGAATGTTTACTATATTATTACATGTTAATACCAACCAATCCAATTGAGATTCTTGATAGAAATTCCAAGCAACATTATCTGGTCTATCATCTCCTTTGATTTGATACTTGGTGAAGAAAGATAACTCTTGGAATATATCTTCCCGAAGAAATCCTCTCTTAAAGAAGTTCTTTACAGTAATATAATCAGATATTTTAGCACCTGGAAGTCTGCTAACATAATCAAAGTCGGGGACGTTGCGAAAGTAATCTGACATTTTAGTAACCTATTTCTGTGTCTTGATTATTATCAAGTGTTGTATATTCATCATTAAATACTGGTTCAAGTTCTTTGAATGATAGTTGCATATTGTATGATGACATTGCACCATCTTCAAATGTTGCATATTGCGTTTCACCATATGCAACCGTGCAACCTTGCAATGCACACTCTTTAAATCTATTTAAGAACTTATGATCATTATTTTCATGAATGTATTGAAGTTTAAATGTATGTGGACTCTTAAGAAATAATCTTGACTTACTTCTTATTGGTGCCATTCCTTGCTTAAAAAATCTAATAATTTTTATTACTTCTTCCGCTTCTTTACTACTTCTTGGTGATAATTTAAATTGGAAAGTAAAATCTCGAAGTTGGGGACCTTGAAATAGTAATTCCATATTAGGATTCAGAATTGCTCCAGTTCTTCTTGTTAGTAGTTGACTACCAGTTCCTGATGCTGCACCTGCAATCACATTACCAACCGCTTCTCCAAGACTGTTCTCACCTTTTAAAGTTTCTATGATATTACCTGCAGCTTCTTCTCCACCTTCCTTACCTCTCATTATTAAACCTAATGCAAGATTTGCTTTTGCAATAGCAATAGGATCCATATTTTCTTGGTTCCAACTTACCTGATTACTGTCAGAGATACCGCCAGGAATAGGAAGAATACAAGATCCTATAGTTCTCTTTGATATATCAGTAGATCTTTCACCGAAAGTAACTGAAGCAGCACCTTTATCTCCATCAACATCTTTTGGTTCATATTTCATCATACTAAATTTAATTATATCTTGCATATCTTTTCTTAATGTTACAGGGTAGCATAACATTTTTGGAAATTTATTCCTTGTATTCTTATCACCCGCTATTGATGATTTCTCTGCTGCTCTACTTTTAGTTAGTTGTTCCTCTTCTTCTTTTGCATTGTTAGAACGTGCAAGGGCATTAGCTTCCTTCTTTGCTTCATCAGGAGTTTTACCTTCTTCAAGTAAACCTTTTTCTGCTATTGTTTGGGCATGGTTATTAACTAAATCTTTACCTTCTTTAGAATTAAAAAATTCTTTCTCTTCTGGTTGAGCACCACCCCACCAATTTGTATTAGGTACAAAGTCCCCACTCTTATCGTACTCTCCTACAACTTTATCTGCACCAAACTCTTCATTATATACTATCTTTTTACCTGTCTCTTTATCAACAAGCACAAAATATTTTTCATTCTGACTTCGAGTTCCTTTCATAGCAGGAACTGGAAATCTATTTTTTACATCGTCAGATCCGTAGTATCCTGCCTTGGTCGTCATCTAAATACAAACTTTTTATTATTTAGTAAGAAACTTGGCATAAGGTATTGCAAGTAGGTCATCAAGTTCATTATAGTCCACAATATATAACTGACCTGCAAGTTCTTCCCATGTATAATTTCTTGATTGTTGCCAATGAAAGTTTAAACCTTTGAATCCCCACTGTTGTAAATCAGTACATGCAATCAATGGGTGTTGATCATATTGTATGCGAGGAGTCTTTGCATTATAAACAAACGTATAAAACTTTCCCACCTCTGGTATGGGTGACACTGTACCTTTAAGTGCTTCCATAATCATCAACATCAGATCTTCTGGATCATTTGTTGTTTCTAATTCTTCTTTAATTGGTTCTATTCTATTGGCAAAATGTGCAGGATCTGACATCATTTAATTCCTAATTCTTTTTCGGTGATGATTTTAAATTCAATTCTTCTATCATCACAAAATTCTTTTGCTGCTTTCCACTTTGCTTGGTTAACTGCAAAGGTTGTGCATTCATATATGTAGGACTTGGTTACTCTCTTTCTTTTCTTTGGTGGTTCTGTTTGCTTCTTTGGTTTCACCTCAATTACATATGTTTTAATTTTATTTGTACTCTCCTTTACCTTTATAATAAAGTCAGGATAATATTTATGAACCCGATTATCTTTTGGTGAGATGTATGGTATAAAGAATTCCTCACTACCCCATTCAATAATACTTTCATTTATATCACAGTAGTTACAGAATCTTCTTTCCCAACTACTACGACATATAATGTTCTTGACATTACCTTTATATTTTCTGGGAAACGCTGGTTTGAACCTACTTTTAATACTTTCTGCCATATCTCTTATACATAATATATAAGGTCAAAAAGTATTTATAGTTATATGCCTACTATAAGAAGTATAGATGTCATTAAGGCAACTCTTTTAACACCAGCAACTACTTCTCATTTTGATGTGGAGATTTCAGTTCCATCTGGGGAACTTGGTGCAAAATTAAATAGTGTTCTTGGTGGTTCAGTACAACAAGATAGATTGAATATAATGTGTTCGGATGCATCATTACCAGGATCTAGTTTAGCAACATTGGAACTTACTAATGATCATCATGGTGTTACAGAGAAACATGCATACAGAAGAATATTTGAGGATAGAATTGATTTAACTTTTTATGTTGATGCAAATGGTTACTTACCTATCAAGTTCTTTGAGACTTGGATGAGTGAGATTATGAATGAAGATTCTGATGATGCAAGAAGTTCAAATTATTTCTATCGATCCAAGTATCCAGATGATTATACAGCAGATCAGGGGTTAAAAATCATAAAGTTTGAGAAAGATCATAATCGTAGTATTGAGTATGAGTTTTTTAGAACTTTTCCGTTGGCTATTAATTCAATGCCAGTTTCTTATGATGGATCTTCCCTCTTGAAATGTACTGTATCTATGTGCTATATTAGATACATTCTTCGCAAGCCTTCAAGTCCCACAACACAACAAGCTGGTCCAAGAGGTAATACTATAAATGATATGGCAAAATTTAACTCAAGGAGTCAGGGATTTAATGCTGGACAACTACCTAATAGAGTAAATGACTTTACTAGAGCAGTACAGAATAGCAGTTTACCTCTTGGTGCCAACGATCAACTACGTTCAATTGGATCTGGACTTGCCTGATAAATAAACATACTGAAAACTCTATAGGATATTATGCCTTTACCAAAGATTGCCACACCGACATATGAGTTGGA